GGCACCCTCACGTGACCGGCCATCCATGCGCGTAAAGTTGCCGTCCTGATAAAAGTGAATACCTTTGAATCATCGCCAAAGGCTGGCAGCTCGTTCTCAACAATAAACCCCTCCACGTCCTGCGGCACTGATGCAACCCTGTGCGTGTCGGCCAATTGGTTCTTGCCGCCGGGGTCAGGCAGTCGCATCCACAGCGTCCAGTACTCTTTGAGCCACTCTCCGTTTCCCTCAAAGTAGTTGTGCAAGTCCTCGCACTCAGTGAACACATAGTAGCCGTCCTCGCAGCACCCCATGCTGACCGGCATGTTCTCAGCCCACACCAAAACGGTGCCATCTTCTTCTTTTGGCGGGGTGTCCATTGACATCCACGCCACCGGTTTCAGCTCATTCATTGTCCTGCCCCTTAAGCATTTCTATTTTGATTTTCAGGTCTTCTACTGAGTATCCGCTGTGGGCGCACGCCCAGATGTCATCAAGAGCATCTGCCTGCGGAAGCAGGTAAAGCATATCTCCCGGCACCCTCGCGTGACCGGCCATCACCACGTCAAGAATTCCAGAGACCAATCCATCCATGTACCTGCCGTCATACCAATCAATATCGGGCGCTACTGCGGCAAGTTCCTCAGTGAGATATTCGCCAAGAATTTGATTTAGCTCCACGTCCTGCGGCATTGATGCAACCCTGTGCGTGTCGGGGATTGCGCGGGATTCCAGCGCGGCCCTGCATTCCTGTAAAGTATTCCACAGGCCGTTAATATCTCGAACCTCGCGGATATCAAACTGGTTAATTGCCGCTATGATTTCTTCATTGCTCATTCTCCCTTCTCCTTGCTCGCCGGACGCATCGCAGAGAGCGCCGCCAGCATTGCATCTGCCAAATTTACAGCATCTAGGGCAAGATGCTCGCGCCGACTATAGCCATCTTTTAAAGATAGCGACTGCATTGCAGCCATTGCGAACTGCTCGCGCTTTGTCAGCTCATTCATGATTGCTCACTCTCCTTGCTCGCGGTGAGCAGATTGCACTGTCTAGTCAGCATCGCTGCGTAAATCATCAAGCACTCATTTCGAGTCACTTTCGCGGATGTGGATTTAATTCCTGCATCGATCATAGATTGCATGTCTTCGTATGTCGGCTCTACCGGCACCCTCGCGTGTCCGGCCATCCATGCCTCGAAGATACTGGTTAAGATTACGTACTGAGGTTCATCGTAAAACGCGGTTGAAAAAGAATTGTGTAATACAAACTCCTCCACGTCCTGCGGCACTGATGCAACCGGCTCCGCTTGCGATAGGGCGGCTAGAATTATGTCCCGCAGCACTTCGGCTTCAGCCGCCGCGTCTTTTCCTTTGCCGTAAATTTCTATGCGGTTACCCCACTTCCCGACATTGATTCCGGCAGTATGTATGTCCCCGCCGTTTTCGTCATCATCATACCCGTCGAAAGAATCTCCAACAGTTACCACGCCAAAGCCTGATATGTTGGTGGGCATTCTGTCTTGCGATAGGGCGGCGCTAACAAGCTCGACAATCGCATTCCACTCTTTGCTGTCCATCACGACATTGCCGTCAAGTGAGCGTGCCGAGACTTTATTCATCCTCTCAATCAATTCGTTATTCATTTCCCCCTCTCCCGCACGCTGACGCTCATTATTTTTCCGCTTTTTAGTTTTGGCTTGATGGCAAGCAGCTTATCCATGTCAAACCCAGCAGCCTCGTCATACGTGGTTGTCGTCACGGTAAGTTGTTCCCGCACTCGCCCAACGTGCTCCACCGTTTTGTATTTCTCTGTCAGCTCGTCGCCCACCCGGCTGATCCCGTGCATTTCTCTGATCTTTGCGTTGAGCTGTAGCGCCGCGTCGATCTCTGGCACGTCATCGGTTATCCGGCGCTTAGACTCTCGGATCGCTGCGTCAGCCAGCGCGAGGCCAGTGAGCATGGTGAGCACGAGGCCGATTAAAAGTATTATTGGTGTAGTCATTTCATATACTCCTAAGTAGTTGTTAATCGTCTTCGCAGACGACATCAAAGTCCATATCCGTCACGCCTACCGCCGGTCGCGGATCGCTCTCTCGCGCCAGCGTTGGGCGACCGGCCTTGCTGCTGATCAGCGCCTCGACGATGCCCAGCTTGCTCTTGCCCAGCAACTTCTCCGCCTTGGCAGGGGATGTCAGCTTACGCTCCCACGCCGTTGCGCCTAACGCTGACTCAAGCACCGTCGCGGCCTGCACCTCGTCACTCCAGCTGCGTGAGCTGCGCCCTGCCACCATCTTGTACCCGGCGAACGGCTCACCCACTGCCAGCCGTTGCGTCACTACGGTCTCCACCGCGTCGAGCCAGCTGACCACCAACTTCTTGGCATCCAGCGCAGCGCGTAGCTCCTCGTCGGTCAACGTGTCCGGGTTACTGAGTTTGTCCAAGTTGTCGAAGTCAGTCGCGATCACGTCATGCGTGTATTTCTGCAGTGCGCCGCAGGTCGCCTTGGCTTTACACCACTGGCACTGCGCCTCACCCGGTACGCGTTCGGCCTCAGGGTCTTGCGTCATCTCTGCCCGCTGGCTGATCCACTCCCCCAGCTTCAGCGCCTCTGTCAGAGGGATCTCCCACGTGCTGATGTGATCCAGCCGGGGCTGCACGATGATGATCTCAACAGTCTTGATGTCGTACAGGTAACCGTACCCGGCGTAGGCCCCGAGCGCGTACAGCACCCCCTGCATGTTGCTCTGCGCATCGACCCGGTGGCCCTTGCCGAACTTGAGATCGATCACGCTCATCTTGCTCTCATTGAGCACAATCGCATCCGAGGTGCCAAACCCCTCCGGCACCCACTCACTGAAGTCCACGCGCTCCTCATACATCTGCTCGCCGCCCAGATACCGCACGACATCCACGTACACCTGCACGGCCTCTGCCATTTCCTGCGTCACGGTGTAGTCTGCATTCTCCAGCAGCTGCATGCCGATCATGTCCGCGCAGTCCGTACCGCCCACCAGCGAGATCTCNCCCAGCTCATGCGCGGCGGTGCCCTCTTGGGCAAACGCACTGGTCGTCTCGGGTATCCCCTCCTCCGCCTTTACGCTGCCGGGGCATGCTAGCCAACGGTGTGCGCCTGAGGCACTGAGCTTTGCGTGTATAGTGCTCATAGTGTGCGTAGCCCAGCGAGCAGCGCCTCGCGGTCAGCCACCGGCACATCCTGTACTTTCTGTGCCCCAGCAAAGCTTGCGATCAGGGCCTTCACCTTGGGCTTCTTGGTCTGATCGTCTCTGACGATCAGCATGCACATGTCGCGCAGCAGGTCGATGGATACCTCTGGTGCGGCTGCAGCCGGGGGTAGCGTTGCCTCTTCGGGTGCGGGTGCGGGTGTGGGCGCAGCCGGTTCTTCTGGCTGTTGCGCTCGGGGGGCGGGCTTAACGGGTTTCGCCGATTGGGCGGCTGGTGGGGTGTTAGCCTTCAACACTGCGATAAGGGTCTCGATCTGTGCCGTGAGTTCTGCGATTTTTGTCTCTAACATGATAATTTCCTGTTTTTGGTTGTATTGAGCAGCGATATTAAGCTACGCTTCACATCCACGTCAACAGGTAGGTCTTATGATACGTAAAATAATAACGCACTTCGGGGGTACGACAGCCACGGCCACGGCCCTTGGCGTTGCACCCTCAGCCGTCTCCCAGTGGATAAAGGAAGATCGTATTCCCCCACAGCGAGCCATCGAAATCGAGGCATTGACGGAGGGTTTTTTCCGTGCGGTCGATATTTGCAGGGAGACATCCAGTGATGAGTGACATGCAGCTGTTCCCCGTCCACAAGGTGTACGACTCCGAGAAAAAGAAGTGGTCTAAGCGACCGGCCATCCCCCGTGGGCAGGACTGGCACACGGTGCAGTGTACGGCGGAGCAGCTGGCACGGGCCGAGAATCTGGGGGCTGTCATCCCTGCAGGTAGGCTCGTCATCGATCTGGACACGTATAAAGGTGTCACCCGTGAGATCGTCGATGGGGCCCTTGGCGTTGCGCTGGACTGGGAGTCGGCGCAGCTGCAAACCACCGTGGGTGGAGGAGAACACTATTGCTTCGAGTTGCCTGCGGGCGCGGAGGCCAAGCAGGGCGACTCGCTGCTTGGTGTACAGGGGTTCGACACCCGGGCAGCGGGTAAGGGCTGGATATGCACGGGCGACGGGTACACCAGTTTGTCCCTGCTCGACATGCCAGAGGCGCTGTACATTGAGCCTTTCCCGATGATCCCATTGGCCGCACTCGATGCGCTTAACGGCACCTTCGTCAGCGTGCCCGGTGAGATGGTGATCAGTGATGTGGACGTGCATGATCTTGAGCTTGCAATCAACCATCAGAAGCTTGATGGCCTTACGCTGGAAGACCTTACGGCTTACGTCGCCAAGCTCCCACCCGGTGACCTTGAGACCTACAGCTCATGGCTCAAGGTGGGCATGGCCCTGCACCACCAGACGGACGGCAAGAAGGACGGCTTCCTCATCTGGGAAGGATGGTCTCAGGCCAGCTCCCACTACAACTATCAGGAGTGCCGTGACAAGTGGCGCACCTTCGCCAATCGCGAGGGCATCAGCAAGCCCACCCGTTTCGACTACGTCATCAGCCGCGCCGGAGGCCGCTCCGTGGTGGACACCGCAGGCTCTGCCGCCGCGCTGGTCACCACCCTCGACGACCTGCTCGCTCGAGCGGCAGCTATCGATACGCTTGAGGACTACACCACTTTCAAACGTGAGGTTCGCGCCATCGACCCCTTCAAGCTGCCAATGGATGGTCGGCGCATGATCGCAAAGGAGCTGCACGATGCATTCGGCAAGGCAAAGGGGCTGGGTGTCACGGACATCCGCAATGAGCTGCTGCCAAAGAAGAGGGGCGCGGGGGGTGCGGGGGCTGTCTCGGCCACCACCATTGATCAGGACGGCAACGAAGTTCTCCCTGAGTGGGCAGCGCCGTGGGTGTACATCGAGATCACGTGCGAGTTCGCCAATACCCTGCTGAACTACTCGATACGCCGTGAGGCATTCAACGCCAAGTACGACCGATTGCCTGAGGTTATTGCCTGCGAGAAACCAGCCTCTTCTTATTGTCTCAACGACCTGAACATGCCCACCGTGGTGGACACCATATTCTGGCCCGGAGCAGGGCGCATCCTCGATGTGGACGGCAAGAACATGCTCAACAGCTATCATCCCTCTGGCATTACGCCTTGCGCGGCACACGATCTTAGCGCCGATGGGCAGAGGGCGATTGATATTATGCTGGCGCACGTTGACTTCATTATTGCCGATCCCCGTGAGCGTGAGATATTGCTCGACTGGCTTACCTACGTGTACCAGAACCCCGGTCAGCGTGTGGGTTGGGCGTTGGTTTTGCAGGGCGGACAGGGTTGCGGCAAATCGTTTTTCGCGGTGATGATGCAGCATTTGATGGGGACGGCTGTCGCCAACATCGAACCTGCAGCGATTGAAGGGCGATTCACCGGATGGGCGCACGGGTCGGTGTTGATCGTGATCGAAGAGGTTCGCATCTCCGGCACATCAAGGTACACGGTACTCGATAGATTGAAACCTTTTATCAGCAACAGCTATGTGGCGATAGAGGAAAAGGGTCGCGATCACCGCACGGTTCCCAACTTCAGCAGCTACCTGATGTTCACGAACCATCAGGACGCCATCCCCCTTGGGCAGGGCGACAGGCGTTACTGCGCGATCTTCAGCGGCATCCAGTCGCAGGAGCAGCTCTATGCGAATTTGGGGGGCAAGGCGGGTTCCGAGACGTACTTCGATGCGCTTTTCGCCACCATCCATGATCATAGTGATGCGCTGGCTTATCACTTTAGCACTCGGGCGGTGTCGTCGAATTTTAATGCTCATGGGCGTGCCCCGGAGACCGGAGCACGGCAGCAGATGATCGAGTATGCCGTGTCGCCTGATCGACTGGCTATAGAAGATGCCGTTAGCCGACATGCGTGTGCCGTTATCAGCGATCAGGTTGTGGACGTAACGTGGCTAAATCGACTGGCCAGCGCCGAGGGTGAGGTGCTGCCAACGGGTAGAATGTTGAGCGGAATCTTGTTGGAAATGGGGTATGAGGCGATTGAGGGTAGAAGGATGAGAATTAAGAAAACGGGAACAAAACACTATGTGTGGGTCAAAATGGGGAGTAATGGTCACGCAAATATTCGAGAGCTTATGCGGCAGTTTCACGATGGCGACGAGTTTTCGGAGTTTTGAGGGGGTTTTACCCGCAATTCTGGGTTCGCTGAGGGGGTGGGCGCAATTGAAAAAGATCGCGCCCAGTGATTGCGCCCAGCTTTAAGTTATTGAAAGTACTATCTTTATTACTATATTGGGATTGATGGGATCAATAAAATAGAGATATTGGTTTAAATGGCTGGTGGTGTTATATGGTATAGAATAAAAATATAACAGTAGGGGATGTAACAGTATGCGGCCATGCGCCCACCGCGCCCAAAAGGGTGTAAATTTTATATAAATCAACGGTTTATGGTAAATCAATCGCGCCCACGGGTAGTTTTTGTCGCGCCCACGGGTTTTTGTTTGTTTTAAGGGAGTTTTATGGACAAGGTTAAGAACGTATTTAACATGACCCCAGTGCTGGGTGATGGTTTGCAGGCGAGGCTGGCAACGCCAGTGAAACCTCTGGCGCAGCAGAAAAAAATCATGACGCCGCAGGAGTGGAAGTTTGTTCAGGAGCTATGTTCTAACGACGGCGCGATCAGCATGCGGGAGGCAGCTATGCGAGCGGGTTACGCCCCGGCGAATGCCAGCCATGCTGCGAATCGCCTTACCGACCCGCGTCGGACACCGCATGTCGTGGCGGCCATACAAGAGTTTCGGCGTGAGCTGGCAGAGAGGTACGGAACGAATTTTGAGCGGCACATGCGAGACCTACAAAATATTCGCGACAAGGCGATGGAGGCGGGGAATTTTGGCGCAGCGGTGACAGCAGAGTATCGGAGGGGTCAGGCGCTGGGGACGATCTATATTGAGCGTAAGGAGATCAGGGTCGGGCTAATCGATAGCATGAGCAAGGAGGAGGTCATGCGCAAGCTTACCGAAATCCAGCAGGTGTATGGCGGGGCAGGCGTACCGGCGATTGGTCAGGGGTCGATTATTGATATGACCCCAGAAGAGATTGCGGTGGCTAAAAAGCCACCACTGACGATTGCGGAGGAGATGAAGGAAAATGAACGCGAAAGAAGAGTTGTTGTTGAGGAGGCTCGTCGAGAACGTAAGCGAATGTACCAGCGAGATCTGCTTACTAAAATCCACGGGGACGAAAAGGCTGCAGTCCTACGCCCTGATCTGTTTGCAGTCGGCGGGTTTTCTGATGATGACGATCAAGGTGACGAGGACGAAGCAGGTGGAGCTGACGACGGAGGAGTTGAACTTCCATCAGAGGATGACGGCGAAGGGTTGTCCGACCTTTATTTTGATCCAGAGTCACCCTCTGGGGACGACGATGACTTCCAAGGCTAGCCTGAGGCTTTACAGGGGATCGCAGGCGGAAGATCTGTACTATAGGGGTACTGAGGTAGCGCCTCTTGATAGCTGGCCTCTGGAGGCCGTTCAGTGGCGTTTGGTGAGGTGGAGGTTGGTCGAGTGACTGGGTAGGGTCGAGTCTACTAATTTGCATGAAGATTAGTAGGAATTGGTAAGAGCGTAAGGGCGCATGGCCCCTACGCTTAACGCCTAGCAGTTGACGGGCCCGATTCGGTACTCGGGGTAGTAAGGCACGTCAGGCCCATCGCAGTCTGGCTCTTGTGCCTCGAGCGCTTGGCCTACAAGCGTCAGGATTTCCCGGTCGGCTTGGAGCGTAAGCATGTGGGCGGGTAGCTCCTCGCAGATTCGCCCTTCGCCGTCGAGCACGAAAAGCTTGTCGATTTCAAAGTCCCCGTCAGCGTAGGTGCTAACCTCAACGGCGAGATTGATGCTGTAAAACCAGATGTTGATCATAATATGAGCAGCGCTCCTATCAGAATTGACAAGGTACAGCAGAGGATCATGGCGGCGAATTCTTTCACTTCGGTTCTCCCTTTTGAGTTATAGCATTGCCTTCAATTCGGCTTTTATGGCTTTGGCAACGTCTCCGCGCCATGTGCCAGCATTAGCAAGAAAGTAGCGTACAACGCTTTGGGCGTCATCCTGATAATAATTGTCCCCCATGCTGTTGAGGGAAAACATGGCGGCCAGATAGGGTTTGGCCGCGTAGTTTACGGCTTTCCAGTCGGACTGGATTTGAGTTGCGATTGCGCTGATTGGTCTCATTTTCAGTTTCCTTGAATGAATCAGGGTTGCCGAATCCGAATTCAGCTTCCACTTCGATCAGCACCTTATTGCTAACCTTGTAGTAATCGCTGGTCTCCGTGGCGTCATAAAGCCAGCATATGACGAACTCGACGTCATCGCTGACGATCCAGTTTCCACCTTCCGGCAGGTCGTCTGGGCCGCAGAGCACGCAGCCTTCGATGCTGTTGGCGTAAAAAGTTTTGTAGTTTTGCATTTTTAGTTTCCTTGGTTGGAGGCCGTCCGTGGCCGTTGTTGGTTAAACCTTTACTTGCTGGCCCATTGCATTGCGGTGACAATCACATCTACCAAAGCATCCTTCCACTCTTCAATAGCCTCTTGGGAGTCGTTTTCAAACGGTGCCCACGGTTCCCCGTTATCACAGTAAAAAACACTGTGGGCTATTTCCTCGCCTAACTCTTGAATCTGTTGAGTTGTTTTCATTTTCTTTCTCCTGTTTTGGGTGACCGTCCGTGGCCGTTGATTTGTTAAGCCTCGAGCACTTCCACTTTGCCGAGCAGCTTTATCGCGCCGGTTTCGCGTTTTGCCACTCCCCCTACGCTGTACGCCTGACGCTTTGCGCCGGTACGGCTGGCGTAGCCGGTTGATCCGTTGCCGCCTATGTCGAGCACGTGAGTTACTTGCAGGCGCTTCGGGCTGATCGCCTCGGCCTTAGCCGTGACCACTTCTGAGCGCCATCCAGCCGGGGTGAAAACAGCAGTGTTGTATCGGATTTGCATTTTTAGTTTCCTTGGTTGATGGCCGTCCGTGGCCGGGGTGATTAGATAAACCGCCGAGCGCCTTGCTGGAGCGGTTCTAGCACATCCATTGTGCTGTCGAAACCACGTCGAAGTTCCCAGCGGGTTTCTGACTTCGTAATGGCGTCGAGGATGTCATTCCTTGCCATCAATATGCCTCCACGTATGACGGGGTTCGTTCCACCGGAGATGTGCAGGGACGTTGCCAGACTTCGACCCAGTTCAAAAGCTGCTTTGTTCGACAGGTTCATGCACTTTCTCCTTTTGGCCGCTGAAGTGCGGCGAGGTGTGTACAGTAAAGTAGTCGAGACACGATTGCAAGTAGTCGCAAGTGGTTTTTAAAATATATTTTCTTGTGGCCAGATTGCCATAATGGCTATGGGTTTTTGGCCAGTTGGGTCGAGTGACAGGGGGTCGAGTGACAGAGGGTCGAGTGACAGAGGGTCGAGTGACGGGGGTCGAGTGACAGAGGGTCGAGTGACAGAGGGTCGAGTGACGGGGGTCGAGTGACAG